TGACGGAGAGTTGATGCAGGCCTATCAGAAGTCTTCGTATGGTATCCAGAAAGTGCTTGTAGATCCGAACGGAGATTTGCTTGGCGCAATCGATAGAACTGGATCTACCGGAGGTATTGCATCGCGGCAATTGACTACATCAGAAGCTCGATCTAAGATGCGTGACAATGGTACGCTTAACAATACAGATTTTATGGCAGTGCAAGTGGGCGAAGGTAAAATTGCAGGCGACTATACAAAAGCTACGCCTGGAAAGGTCGGCCGAACAGTAGGTCCTGAATATACTCCTCAAGAAAATCATAGACACATAGGTGTTCAATAATGGCACAATCCCCTGAGACAATACAACGCTTTGTTCCTAATCCTGGCATCAAGACAGTCATCCCAGATCCGACTTATAATCCTAACAATGCTAAGGCGATTACGGCTGCAACTAAATTGTCTAAAGGCGTAACGATGGGTAAGTTTCTTGGCGCGTCTGGTGAGTTTACTAATCTTAATCATGTAACAAATGCAGCAGACAAATTACAGATAGCAAGGCAGTTTTACTTGCAGGCCGAGGCTATGTCGACTGTTAACCGCAGTCAAGGTCAGTTTAGAGCATATCGATTAATTGTGGTCGAAGGACTATATCGTAAGGCAGCAGATGAAACACTTGTATCTGGCGGCTTAAATGATCTTGCCACAAAAGGACAGGTCGTGGTGTATCAGTTAATCGATAAGAACGGAGTGCCAGATCATGCCGCAATGTTTGATCTTGCGGTCTACTGGAAAGATTCATTACTATATGACAAAATTATTATGGACTATGATAAGTTTAATCCAGACGGAAGTCTTGAGTGTCATGTCATATTGCAGATGCCTATAATATCTTCTACCTTTACCGCTACATTTAAAAAGCAATTAGAAACACGTTTTAACGGTAACTTGCAGTCTTCAGGCGAGTTAGTAGAAATACTTGGTTAAAAGACATATAAATAGTTTAAACTAATTAGAGTAGTATCATGGCAACTTCACGTGCATTTGCAGCAGAGGACGGGCAACTCGGAGCCCAAACTCTCATTACAACACGAACAAAAGACTACAAAGATTTAGATCTATCGTTTGTGGCACGGCCTGATGGTGACATATATAGGAAAAATGATGCTGCAGCAGTAAAGCAAGCTGTCAAGAACCTTATTATGACAGGCTTAAATGAAAAGCCATTTAAAAAATCATTTGGCGGCGGACTTGGTGATATTCTGTTTGAACCAATGGATGAGCTTACTGCATTTAACGCCGAAATTAATATACGTGCTGCAATCAAAGCATTTGAACCGCGAGCAGTAATCGCTAACATCGATGTGCAGGCAAACCCAGATCGCAATTCACTTGATGTGCGTGTTAAATTTGGTGTGATTAATACATCAGAAGTAATAACACTTGAAACATCTCTATCAAGGCTAAGATAATATGGCAACTACAGTAGCAACATCCAAATTAGACTTTGACGATATTAAGTCTAAACTTAAAACTTATTTTGCTCAGAACACTGAATTCTCAGATTATAACTTTGAAGCATCTGGGCTGTCTAATGTTTTAGACGTATTGGCATATAACACACACTTTAATGCACTAACTGCTAACTTTGCGTTAAATGAGTCGTTCCTCTCGACTGCACAATTAAGATCATCTGTTGTATCCCATGCTGCTACATTGGGATATGAACCACGAAGCAGGACAGCTAGTCGGGCCGAGGTTACTCTCTCACTTAATCTAAACGGCGTTGCAAATAGGCCCACGTCAGTTGTGCTTGGTGCCGGAACTACATTTACTGCTTCGGTCGGCGATGTCACATACACTTATCAAACGATCGAGGACTATGCGGCTACTGATAACGGATTTGGTCTCTATCAGTTTTTAAGTAAAGTAGGTACAACTACTATTCCTATCTATGAAGGCTCGCAGAAAACTAAGACATTTTATGTTGGCGAAGTCGGTGAGCGACAATTGTATGTTATTCCGGATGACACAATTGACACATCAACTGCAGCGGTCAATGTGTTTGACGCACCAAATGGTACTGCATTTAATGCATATACACCTATTACATCGGCTGTTACAGTTACTGCAAAATCAAGATATTATGCAATGTCAGAAGCGCCTAATGGTTATTATGAACTTAACTTTGGTGACGGCATATCGTTTGGTGCAGCGCCAGTTGCTGGTAACAAAATTGTTGTTTCATACCTCTCATGCCTAGGCGGAGAAGCAAACGGTGCGGTAACGTTCACTGCTTCAAGCGGTGTGAACATAAATGGTAGCAGCTATCCTCTTGCTACAACAACAGTATCAAACTCTGCAATGGGTGCAGCAAAACAAAGTATTGAATCTATTCGACAAAACGCGCCTATTGCCTTTGCGGCACAGCAACGGCTTGTTACTGCAGACGACTATCGTGCTACTATTCAAAGTAACTTCACGGCTGTAATAGACGCCATTGCATGGGGCGGAGAAGATAATACGCCGGCCGAATATGGTAAGGTTTTTGTTTCATTAGTATTTGCAGATAACACATCAGATGCTGCAAAGGTTGCTATTAAAGATAAGATCGTTGCTGATGTTACTGATAACCTATCAATTATATCGATCGACACAGAATTTGCAGATCCTACTACGACATTTCTAGAACTTGTTGTGACATTTAATTTTGATCCAAACCTCACTGGCGCGACTATTAAGTCTACTGAATCTGCAGTTACAGATACTGTAAACTCATATGTAAGCACTAATTTAAAGAAGTTTGGCGGAGTATTTAGACGGTCAGAGCTTCTTGCCGAGATCGATGACATCAGTGCAGCTATCTTGAACTCACGTGTCTCAGTAGCGATGCAGCAACGCTTTTTGCCTGCACTCAATACTATTACATCATATGATATATTCTTTCCAAATGAATTAGCTGCGCCAGGTGCTACACAGCATGTTGTCTCGACTTCAACCTTTCGATTTAATGGTAAAGTTTGTACAATCAAAAATAAATTGAATGACACTAAACTGCAGATTATTAGTTCGACCGGCGAAATTGAAGTAGATAATATAGGATCGTTTGATAACTTGCAAGGTAAAGTTACTATTACAGGCTTTGCGCCTGCATCGATTACTGCAGGCGTTGACTTTCTTAAAGTGACAGCTCTACCATCTAATCAATCGACTGTTAGACCATTGCGAAGCTATATTCTTGATATTGACCAAGGCCCATCATTTGCATCAGGCGCAATTGATAGACAACAGACTGATATTGCTCTTGGTTCGGGCGTAGGCGTAATTTCAACACTCGGTTCTTAAAATGGCATATGCACAAATAGATCTTAATCGCGTTGACGTTAATCTAAGAAAGTATCAGGTCAAATCAGTATTGCCTGAGCACTTTACTGATGATTATCCTATGTTGATATCTTTCCTTGAAGGATACTACAACAATGCCGAAGAAGACGATACATTATCAGTTATACGTGATCTTCAATCAGTATTTGATATTGAGCGAACCTCACTTGACAACTTAGAATATTTGTTTGGCATGATTGCTGATGGTGCAAACAGCGGATACTTTTCAGATCCGCGTGAAGTGCTTCGCAACTTTGCCCAGTTTTATCGAGTTAAAGGTACAAAGTACTCGGCCGAAGGATTTTTCCGAGCTTTCTTTGCAGAAGACATACAGATCGAACACCCGAAAGATAACCTATTTATTGTAGGTGAATCACAAATTGGTACAGAATCATTACGTTTTATCCAGAACGGTGCACTATATCAAATCTTCTCTGTTCTTATTAAGTCATCGATTCCTATCAGTGGCTGGCGAGAACTATATAAAAAGTTTGTGCACCCGGCTGGATTTTTTTTAGGTGGACAGGTTGTTCTTGAGCTACCGTCCACTAACTCTCTGCTTAATGCAATGCCAGAAAGTGTTCCGGCACCTCCGCCACCTTTAACTATAGTTGGTGCTGCTACGCTTACTGCGCCGTTTGGATTGAGCGAGCTTATAGGCAAATTGCCAGACGACGAAGATGCAGATTCGCGTATTGAATACATTAGTCTTGCTGCAACTGCTGCTAAGTTTGCAGATATGCCGGCTGAAGTGTTTATGCTAAATTACGCGCGGATCGACAAAGCTATGCATGTCAACTCACCAAGAATGTCAGATGATACATATAGTGATGATCTTGCAAACCACGGTATTCGCATGAGCAACCATGTCGAGACTATGGATCAGAATACTTACACTCATGGTGCAGACTCTGGTTAAAAACACTATAAATACAGATAACTTATTTAAGAGGACAATTGAATGGCTCGTCAGAATATAGGTGTTGGCGCCTCAGCAAATGATGGCACTGGCGATACACTGAGAGATACTGGTACGAAGATCAATGCAAACTTTGTTGAGCTGTATCAAAAGCTTGGCGGAGACAGCAGCTCATTGTCCGGACAAATTTCTGTAACAAATTCAGGCCTACAGTTTGAAGGCTCTGCTGCAGACGACTTTGAAACAACTCTTGTTGTAGAAAATCCTACAGCAGATCGTACTGCTACATTGCCTAATGCGACCGGAATAATTATATTAGATACTGCAACGCAGACACTTACAAATAAAACACTTA